TTTGAATTATCAGTGTTTAGTTTTAAACGTAGTTCGCCAGTGTCAAACCAAGTCTGGCCACTTACTGGGCTAATTGGTTCAATGCTGCTTGCAAAGTTTTCTAGCAAATGAATAAAGTTTTCAGCGATGAGTTCACCGTAGCCAAGATAGTTCTTGCCCAATAAGTTTAAACTGGTTGATGTGTTGTCAATTTCCCCGTCAATCAGATTAACTAACACTTCACCGTTTGCTCTGTTTACTTCGTATGCCATTTCTTCTTGTCCTTTTGGCTAATGCCTTTGTATATTTAGTTTAAATTCGTTTTAACCAGCTTGAACTTTTAGCGTGTATACAATCTGTATACGCTGGTTATGACTTTTTTCCACTGGGTGAAAGATAAAGTGCGTTAGCAAATTCCCAGAATTTAAACCTGCTGTTCCTTTTGTTTTTAATGCAATTTCATCAAAAACCATTTCTCCATCTACATCAGTGGTTGCATTTAAGCTGTTTTCAGTGCTGTTAACAATGTTAAAAATACTATCACTGGCCATTGGATCATTATATTCCAATGTTGTTGTAACCACAGTATTACTGTAAGTTGTTCCAGTAGTATGAGTCACTGTTACGTTATTGTTTGCAATTTCTGGATTGTTTAAGTCTTGTGCATCAACTACTCTAAAATATAAGGGATTATACAAATCTGAATTTGCACCAAATATATTAGGTGTTCTATAAGAAATAGAGCCGTCTGTTGCAGTAACACTTGCTCCGTTGCCAAAATGCATTTCGCTGATAAAGTTGTTTGTTCCACGTGCAAGTGCGGCAGCAAATACTTGACTCATGTTTTCCTGATGAATAGCATTTTTGCCTTCGCGCAAGATTTCCCCAGTGTCTGCATCACTGATCACAATGTGAGTTGTAATTTTAACTGGTAAAGATGTAGTGTTCATAATGATATTTAGTGTATTTAAAATAACCCGCTTTATCTCTCAAACAGCACAGTTTGTGTCACTTCTTCAGCCACTGGCGCCAGTTTACGGCCATCTTGAGTGGTCATTGGGTTTTCGGTTTCGTCAGTCAGCATAGAACGGGTTGTCCATGTCATTGAAATTGATTCTACAACATTAACTGCAATATCTTGCTGGGCTTTGTTCAACTTGTTGGCTTCAATAATTTTACTATGGAAAGGTTTAACTTCGTCGATGTACTTGATAATTAATTTGTCTTTTTTATTATAGTAAGTATTAACTTTTTCTAATTCGCGATCGCTGGTTTGGAACACATCCAAGTATGTTGTCTTTATTACCCAATCAGCATTTGGAATTTGAGATAAACTTTCCTTGACCAATGTAAAGAATAACTTGTTAAAGTATTCAATATCATCACCTATAAAGATGTCCTTGCGAAGAGCTCGTAAAATGCTTTCTACCACTTCGCTTGTATCTTCATCCCAATATGTCTTGTCCCATAATGTATGGTCCCATGCATTTGTTAGACTACTGTCCCATACTGAGTTTAGGAATTGGATTGTACCATTTTTACGATACTTTAGTGTAAGCGTGTTACCGGCCTTGGCGTATGCTTCAATCACGTTACCAACACTGTCTATCACACCAAAACTTGTTACAGTACTATCAAGCGAACTGATTTCGCTTGAGTAAATTTTTACAGGTTCGTTACCAACTGTATAACCCGGCGCAACGTAATCTACATATTCCCAATATTGTGTTAGATACTTTTCGTAAGAGCCACTCAGCGGTTGATACTTTATCAAATATCTATCCCAATTTGTTTTACTTACTGTGTCAATGTTCAATAGATAATCATTGGCTGCAACTATCAATGTTCTTCTGGCATTTGTAATGTCTTTGAACCAAGACTGTGGCTTTGGAACATACGCATTGCCGTAACGGCGCAATGGATGCAAACTTGGATCTGGTACTGTGCGTCTTGTATTAACTACTGCATAGTACGAGTCTGTGTTTTCATATGGATCAAGAATCAATGCAGATGCGGCGCTCTTGATAATGTTTCTGATTTTAAAATCAGTGGCCAGTCCCGACGCAACAAAGTCTTTAATAGCTATGTAAATCATATGGTCAGCTGAGCCAACTGGACGTCTAACAACATTGATATCATAACGGGTATCATCTAATCTTTGTAAAATTGGATAGTCGTGGTTACCATAGTTGCTGGTTGCAACATCTATTCCATTGGCCTTAACATACATATAGTCGCCTTTGCGGTACTGACGACCAACAACATAGTTGTTTAACTTGTATGATTCTCTAAAATTATCACGCCCTACAATACTCATTGACAATCGATTGAATAGATAATCATTGATGACATCAATGTTCTCTGTTACCAGAACACTGTTTGAGTGTGTTTGCGCAGGGTGAAGATTTTGTTCAATTCGCAATACTACTTGATCTCTGTTACCAAATATTCCAGATATATTAGAAATAATAAATGCATTGGTATCAATTGGTGCAAACCAAGCTACACCGTTAATATCTGGGTTATTCAACACGGACTCAATGGCTGCAGCTGAATATGTTCTGTTTGTATTAGCTGGAACCACTAGCGGAGCTCGCTTCCAATAGTAATAGGTTGTTTGTATTGCACCAGTTGTGGTATCTGTGGTGACAATCTCGCTGTATCTAATTTGGCCAGCTGCGTTGCCGCTTGTATCTAAATATGCTGTTGGTTCTGTATCAACGGTGGGCAATGTATTACTTCCTACCCATTCATAAATTACAACTTCACTGTCAGCAAAACGTTCGCCCCAATGGTTAGCTCGATATTGAATATCGCCAGATTGTTCATATTCAATATAACGTATCTTGTCAAGATCCCACCATAGTTTACCAACATAATCAGCACCCCACGGATCAGCTGCATATTCATCTGCTAAACCCAGCTCGTTGATATTATAGTTTGCAGGATCAGGCAGTTGCTTGAAGTCAATATACTGTGCAACTTCATCAATTGTTAAACCTTTATACGGGTCATATACTTCTAATGTTTCTAATAGATCACCTGTTTGATAATCAAACAACTGTACCTGATAGATTGAACTGCTGTCAATCATAGTATTACTGTAATTCTCGGCTTGATATTGATGTGAGCTGACCTGGCCGTTGCCAGTGAAAGTATAAATTTTGTAGCTGCCTTCAATATCACCGTAGTCAATGTAAGCCTTCATACCTGTGACAAAAAACAAAGGCGAGCTTAAAAACTCTGCATCAGTTTTAAACTTAACAGAACTCAATTTAAATCCAACTGCATTATAAACTACTTTGTCGCTGGTACTACGAGCTTCAATTAAAACATTGTAGTCATCAACCACTGACTTGACTATGTGTATGGAATTATAGTTGCCGTCGTTGCCGCCAGCAATAATAAATGTGTCGCCTTTGGCCAATCTGTGAGGACTAGCAAATGATGCTTTACTTTCGTTTAGGCCAGGCTCGAGTGCGTTTGGACAAATTTCTTCAATGTACGCAGGTGCAAATGTTTGTAACACATTCCATCCATAACCTTGTTTGTCTAAGTAATCACTGATCCAAATAGAAGGTAGCAAACCAACTGGAATTTCTAACCATTGAATAGGATCAAAATTGCTGGTTGCTGCTCCTACAATCCGTACTTGGGCTTGATAAAACTTGCCTTGATTCCAGGCATGATCACCAGGGTTGTAATCGTTATATTTGCTAAATGATTGAGTAGCAAATAATGTATGTGTGCGATCTACTTGTAACAACTTATCAAATGTAAGTTCGTTTATATACATAATCTCAATGTCAGCATTATCAACGCTGGCAAGACCAGCACTTGGTAACCAGTTTTGTGCTTTGCTGTAATTTTGGTCAATTAAGTCTCTGTTGATAGTAAGAAATGTATAGTCGCTTGGACGTGAAATCCAATGCGGGTCTGCTTTGCCAATGATATCAATGATGCTATCGCTGCGTAAATCTGTCAATCCCAATGTGTCATCACGGAATCTTACAATTTGACGATTGCCTGTTAAATCAGCTTTGCGTAATTCAATTTCCCATGTTTTCTTATCTGCCAAGTTTCCAAACTCACCAGTATCAAACATCCATTGTTCATTGACACTGACATCTTGTTCGTTGCCAGGAATATCAATGTTTCTATTTCTAAATAAAGCGTCAATGGCCAAATTTGTACCAGCTGCATTTTGCAAGCCTTGACGGTATAGATATGCGCTTGAACCATCTTGTATGATATCAGAAATTACAGTTTTCTTTACAGGTACCACATTGCCGCGAGCAATGTCAGTTTTGGCTGTGTCAAAAGCCACTCGTTCTGGCATATGACTTGATAAGATGTCATCTACCAATGTATCAAAGCCAGGTAAGGTGGTGTACTGTTGAGGAATTACACCCTTGGCATTTGGGCGGCCATTCCAACTGTATGTTCTACGGCCGGATATTGTCAGGTCGTGTAATCTGTTACCAGTTTGTAAATCAACCACCAAGTCACCAAACTTGGTCTTCTTGTTGATAAAGAACACATGATCGTACAATTGAGTTTTAAAGTTAACAAATACCAATTGTTCACTAGTTAGCGGAGTTATCTTATCAACGTTGGGCTCAAAATCACGAGTGATTAGTAGCTCATTGGCGGTGGCTGAACGACCATTTGCATACAGTACTTTACCAGTTCTTCCTAGATCAGCATCCAGTCTGCTTAGTGCGCCCATTGTGTGTTTGAACTTTAAACCATCCTGAGTTGCAACACCAACCACACAATAGTGTTCGTCGCCCCATTGGTCTTCAATCCATGCCAGTGCGTCGATTGATGCTTGTTTCCAGTTGGTAATGGTACCACGAGAATTAATACTATCTAATATCAATCCTTGTTGTTGCTGATATTCACCTAAGCCCATTAAGAATGTAATAAGGTCTTGTTTGTTTGCAATGTATGAGCCATATGGAACAACTGACTCTGTAGTATTCCAACTTAGATATTCAACAAAGGTACCATAGTTGGTTTGAAACTGTCTGCGCGATGTAGGGTAGCTGGTTGATAGTGCAGCTGCAGTGGGTGTTAATATCTTGAAAAATCTTTGCTTTGGGTCAAACCCGTACACACGGAACCCAACATCATCTTTTTCAACTCTTACCGATGTGTATCGCAATTGTTCTTTTGGTACGCCGTTGCTTAGTGTTAAACCAAAGTCATCGTTTGGCACATATTCATTGTCTTGAAATTTTGTGTACGGCATCTTTAATGAAATGTTACCGTCGGTAAAACCTCCAGCACTGAATTCTAATTTTGTACCAATTGCCAATAAGCTATCTAATGGAGTTTCGCCCAATAGATTAAACTCGCGATAGCCTTCGAATAGAACTGCGCCAATACCAATCAATGTACGATTGTACAAGAATTGATCTGGTGCAATGCTGCCTGTTCCTTTGGGAGCAGTGCTGTTATTTTTTACTGTGATTACAAATGGATTGATTGAGCTGTCAAAAAATTTGTTTGCCAAATTGTACTTGTCTAACGAATGTAATACATTGGTCCATGTACCGCTGACACTACGAGCCCAAGCCATTTCAGCTGGACCCATAGAACCAATTTCCCATGGTTGTTGTGCTTCGCTTACCGTAGGAGCTGCAATACCAGCATCAAATGGGCTTAATAAGTTGCCATTGACATCAACGGGATATACATTGTTTGGGTGCGCAAAGTCGGGATCTGTAAAAACTGTGCGACCTGGTTCGCTTAGAATACCAAAGTACAAAGCCCGTTCAAGTGCTGTTCGTTTGGTTGCATTGGTCCAAGAGTAGTGAGTATCCCACCAGGTGGGTTTGTTGTCATACCCCAATGCTTCCCACGGAGCTTGATGTAAACGATAAGTTCCATAGTTATTCAAGTATAACTTTCTCCAGCTTGCACCACCGTAGTTCCATGTCCAAGCGTCAGATGCATCAAAGTCGCTGCGGTCTCTGTAGTTAATGGCATTGATAGCATACCATTCCAATTGAGAACGTGATTGAGATTCTGTAATTTCTTTGTCAGTATAGTTTCTATATGAATGCTGTCTATTAGCATCTCCAACTCTATTGATACATGCATTGTATGTTCTGTTTTCTAGTTCCAATATTACTGCATTGAATACATTATCAGCGTTGGCCACACCAGTCACTGGATCAATGTAGGCAGTGATGCGTGAACCGTCGTGTCGCTGAATGAATGTTTTGGAATTTGTACCCCAAGTTTCTGTAACCAAACCTGGAACAAATAATCCACTTAATCCAAGTTTAGCGGTGCTGGCTGGAATACCAGAATAAATTTCAGTTTCTCCAGCAAAGTAAATTTTAATGATGCTTCTAGATTCTGGCGCAGTCACAAACTGTACCTGCTGTCCTTTAATTGTATAGTCAGCATTGAGTAATTGTAAAATGTCGTTGACATAAACATACACATGATCTGCAGCATATGAGTTTGTAAACAAGTTAGTTGATCCAATGTCAACTACATTACTTCCTGTTGAAGTAATAGTATTTGTACGCATGCTATTGCGTGTAAACGCCATGCCGGATACTGCATCTACTGAGCTGTAGTTTACTCCAAGCAATAACTCATCCAATATACGATCAAGCGTGTTGGCAACACCATAAGTTTCAATGTTGTATAGGCGATTACTTTCTTCTAACTTGGAAATAAACTTACGATACCATCTCCACGCTGACATTGAACGTGCTACAACAACATCTTGTAGGCCGGGTTGCAGTGCAAAATTTGCCCAGGATAATCGCATTGCACTATTGTCAGCCATATAGATACCATCTAATGTTTTAAAACGTGGACTATCAATCCATTCACGAGTATTGGCTGTATTGATAGTGATGTTTCTTGACAGCCCTTTAATCAAACGTGCTGCACTGATTTCGCCAAGATTTTCGTACTGTTCTGGATTGTAATCAAGTCCTGGAATAGCTGTGATACGATCGTTATCAATTTGGTTGCCCTGGTGACTAATTTCAACTACTCCAAACATACCGCCCAATAATGAAATTGTATAGTCCATTGAATCAACTGTGTAATCCACTGGCATACCATCCAATGTAATTTGCAAGAATCGAGGATCATTTTTTAATTCTATTAGTCGAACCGTAACACTAATAGATCCAATGGAAACTTTTAGTGCATCACCCGCTGTTGGCGGTACAATAAATGAAACAGTTCTATCAACTATATTGACATTAAATGAGTCAAATCCAGAGCCTCTTACTATTGCAACTTGCTGTGGACTGTCGTGATACACTTTAAAATTAATGCGGCGGCCGCGAGCACCAACTGCAACGTTATCAACTAATTCTACAAAATCGTCAGCGTGTACCACTGTACCAACACCATTGGCAATTTTAACCGCCCAATCATATGTGGGCCACATTGAACTATCCAACTGAATAGTAGTATCGCCAGACACTTGCACTGAGCGAATTGCCCAGCTTTTTAATTTAAACCAAGAACGACGATAGCCATTGCTTAACTCTGATGTTAAATTGCCGCCTGTGTATCTACGGAAAGAATATGGTCCAGGAACTGTTAATTGTGAGCCATTGGCATTTGTATAGACAGCTGGATTTTGCAAATTGTGTTCAAACAAAATATTATATACACTATCGGCTGCAATATTACCTGTTGTTAGTTGTGTAAACTGTGTTGGTAAGAAATCAATGCTGTAACCAGAATCGTCGTCAATGTTTAGGCCAGATTTAATTTTGATAATGTTGCTGTTGATAATAGATGGCTTAAAGCCAGTTTTAGAACTCAGCTTGATTCCATCACGAGCATATAATTCAAACAGCGGTTGTTGAATAGCTGTTTTACGGAATGTTGCAAGTGTAGCAACACCGTTCTTCCAGTAATACTCTTTAAGGTAGTGCGGATCGTCAGGTGATGCTACGTTGATAACAGTTGCATCACCATTGGTAACATGTTCTTTAAAAAAACCAGTTGTCTTTGTTGCATTACTCTTAATGAATACAATTGAATTGGCATTTGCGTCTTTGGTTAACCATAAGATTCGTAATGCAGACAATAGCACTCCGGAGATTCTATATGTAATTTTCCAGTTGGTATTGATTGGAGGATTTTTAAGCCAAGCAATGGTGTCTCCGTTTACTTTATAAACTGCATATTTTGGAATACGGCCAGCAGCATTGTCCTTATCAAGATTGGCCAGAATATTGTTTAATTCAGATTCTGGAATTGAAGATGCATTTAATGCCAATTTTGGCTTGCCTTGGATTTCTGTTTGAACATCAATATCGACTGGGCGATCTAACTTGATCATCAATGCCATATAACGAGAATTTAGTGTACCAGTATTGCTTTCCACCAATGGCAAGTTAATAAAGTCAGCAACACTTACATTTAATTCGTTAACAAGGAAGGTTGCCCATGCTCTATAACTTACGCCATGATTATAAAGCTCAAGTGTATTTTCAAATTCAATAATTGGACGCATGGCTTGGTTTTCGCTCTTTGCAATATCCCTAAATTCAATTCCCAAAAAGTCAACAGTAGTTTGAATAGTAGACTTGTGAAACCATACGTTTGTTCTACTGTGTGCATTTTTATTTTTAGCACCTACCTCTTGAAGAATGTATTGCTTGGAATTGACACCAGGAACAAATCCATCCCATTCACTGCGATCCCAAGGCAACGCAGGTGCATCCCAACGAGCAGGCGCCAACCTACTATAAACTGTGTTTGTAAACTGTGAATGTCGCCCAAGCAACTGAATGCCTTCTTCGGTGCCAACTCCATATACCAGCCATGAACGTATTCCATTGTCTTCTAATGTAATGTAAAAATCTGGTGCATGGATATGCACTGGTTTTCTTGCACTGTACGACTTTAACCATACTATATGATTGCCTACTGCAGTATAATCAACACCTTGTGTTAATATATTGCCGTCAACTGACACTCCCATTAAACCTTTATCATAGTTAACAAATTCGTAATCTAACTTTAATTGATCAGTCCCGTCAGTGAACAAATCTAAATCCAAGTCTCCGCTGATGTTTGCATGTCGAGGGTGTTGTTGGAATGCTATTCGCATACCATTTTTAAATTCTAAACTGCGGCCATTATCTTGCACCGGAGAAGTGTAATACTTTTTGCCAACAATGTCAGCCTGTATATTCAATGAATCATTGTCACCACTGTTTAAAAATACCACTGGCATACGACTGTCGACCCAGTAATAGTTTGCCCAGTTTAAAAACTTGTCTGTATCGATTGGTAAATCTAATATACTAATTGGTTCAGCTGTTTCGTTGGCTCTGTTATTGTGATCCCATGCTGTTGCAATATCATCTGCTGTTAATACAGATGCTCCAGTATCGCCAAATAATACTAGTCCAGTTTCCAATTGTCTACGTGCCGACGGATGCGGCAAATAGTCAACTCCCGTAGATTTTGTTTTATTACGACCAACAGCATAGTTTAATGTTTCAATTGAACTTGGTTGGAATAAGTCTTCAACTATAGCACTTAAAACTTTTTTGTTTGTTTCTGTTCTAAAAATTGTAGGTAATAAGTCAGTGGTGCTAGGCACAACACCTGTGTTTAAATCCTGGCCCGGGTATGTTTTATTAAACGGGTCTTCAGGGTTTAACTTTTTTGGATCTTTTGCCATCTCTTTGCCTTATTAATTTGAAACAACTTCAACGTCATTGACTGTTGCACTGCTGATAAAGATTTCATCGTCTTCACATGGAATTTGAAACAAGTCATTGCTTGACAACTGTTTTTGTTTTGGTATCAAAACAATACTGCTAATAACTCCGCCCAACGACTTATGTATCCATGACGCCATGTCAGTAAAATAAAATGTTTCTCCAAAATCCCAGTTATCAACTGTAAAGTATTCGTTGATTGCACTGATTACACGACTACGAATTTCAGCGTCACTGATTCTAGTGGTATCACTCTTAGTGATACGAATAGTAACTTGATTTCTAATATCTGCTGTCTTGCCAAAAATAACTTTGTACTTTACCGGATGAAATACAATGCTGTCACTGATACTCTTATAAGGAATAATAGTACTCATTAACTTTTCCAATCCATATGATGTCAGTGTCAATGGTTTTGTTACAGTATCGGCTCCGCTGTTTACCCATGCACGATATGCAGTATTATAGTTGGTAGTTAATACAAACATGTCAACAATGTTTGTAGTAGATGCATCTACTCTGGTATCTCGTAAAGGAACGTGTGTATTTTGCACACGCAGATCTTTACGGCCTGGCATTGTTACTCCAGTAGAGTCTGATGGCTTCAAAGTGTATTGTCCATTGGTATCAAGGAACTGTACTTTTTTAAATTGCACATTGTTTCCCAAAATTAACTTGCTAATTACATCTGGGTTGTTAGGTGCTGCATTTTCGCTCAATCCAGGTAACAACAATATAACTCTTGACGAATCATATCTGCCGTCATCCAATTTAAAGTAGTCAGCAACATCCAGCGTCAATTCATTTTCTAAATTATTTTGTTTTAAGAATTTGATTGTATCTTTCAGGGATCGTTTTGATGCCTGATCAACTGCTTTTCCAAAACGTTGATTGTGGAATGTCAATTGATCTACGCTGCCAAATACTGTTTGATCATTGCGAGAAAATAGTGTCCATTGGCCGGTTGTAGAATCATACTCTAAACGTACTAACCAACTGGCACCAGAATCTGTTCCTGTTTCTGCTGGCACAACAAAATTGCCCGACGGTTCAATTGAATCTGCAGGAATAATTTTCCAACGATGCTGCTGTGCAAGTGTGTTGATATATTTTAAACCAAAGTTACGACCTGCACGAATCTCTCTGAGAATTTCTTGCTGTTCCATTGGCGTAAAAATTGTACGCAATGCAGGAAACCAAGACTCAATTGCAGTGGTTGGTAATATGGTATTAACAAATATAGCACCTTGGCCATTGGCACGTAAACCAGTATTGGCACCAATGTTATCATTGACTCCAAATCCTTCGCGGTACACGTCTATAATACGAGTCCATGTGCCGTTTGTGGTTTTAATTAAGGTATTTTTACCAATGGTTCTAAACTTTAGATCTGGGCTGCCGTATCCAATACGTAGCGGTGAATCTGGTGATGTCATAGAAAAATATCCAGTTGACGTTGCATTGCCAGAACTCACTGTTACCCAACGCATATTTGTGCCAACATTTGGCCTAATAGGACTGTACTTTTTATAGTATAGTTGTGTCAGCTGTCTATTCAATAAACTATTTTCAATCCAAGACAATAACTCTTGGGCTCCTACTATTGCATCTTTTGAATCTTCTGTTACCACTTGAGTTTCGTAGATAAAGCCATCGTCTGCAAATGTAATAACAGGACGATATGTTCCAGTTGGATCAGTCAAGTCAGCATATACGCTTTGACCTGCATGCTTTCTATTAATTGCTCTGATTTTATCTACACCACTTACTTTACCTTCTGGATAGATATTATAGTCAGATGCTGTGATCATACGGTCTTGACTTGCACTTGTACGACTTGCACGATTTTTAATTTGTTCTAATGTTTCACCTGCTGAGCTGGCCGCAGCGTCTGATAATTCCAGTGTCACTGTTAAATCTTGTTCAGTTAATGTACTGTCAACATAACGCAAAGATAACTCTAAACCTGCTATATCATTAGAAGAGATTGTTAATGTTTCATTTGCACTTTCGCGATACCAAACTCTAATGTTACCTGTTGGAATATCTGCAAATATGTCGTCACCAAACTTCAACGAAATTGAATCGTTTTCACGAGTAATAATTTCGTAAACTTTTCGTTTGTCCTTATCAAGTGCATTGAATATAATGTTCTTGTTGTTGGCATTTGGTACTGGTGTCCACTCACTGAGAATCTTTCCGTTAGAGTCAATGCTCTGAACCCATACATCAGTTTCGTTAATGTTGTCACCTTGCAAATCAATCACACGGTTTTCTACTCGTGTGTTTAATGTAAAGTCCTCAAACTTTAATGTACCTTGTTTGAACATAAAGAACCAACCATTTGAGGTTGAGCCATAACCAGTGCCATCATTGTTGAATAACACAGTCTGTCGTCCATACGGGTTTGGTGTGTTCTCTGTTGCTAATTCTGTTGCTGTGTCAATTGTTACTGGAACCAACTCACATGAATAGCTGTTGTTGTTTCTGGCACTGACTGAAAACGTTTCCACCATTGTGCGAGTGTCAGGCTGATCAAGCTCGTACAGTTGGCGAGATACACCGTTTGAAGAAATAGAACTAACTGGACGACCAATGGGATTTGATTTATTCAATGCTTGATTTAAAATTAATGAGAATTGTTCATTGAAGTCCAAATTCAACGGATCTGCCCATACAATAGTTTTGCCGGCTAAGTTTGTACCTTTGCTGTCATATAATTCTTGTGTGGTTGTTACAGATGTAATTTTTAAGAAGCCATTGGCTCCACCATTACGGAATGGTTTGTAACCCAATTGACGAGCAATGCTTAATACATTGCCGCGTACTTCTGCTGTTTCTAAAAATGTTTCACGCAAATTTAAATCACTGCGGAATGCAAGATTCTGTCCCATAAATGCCATCAAGTCTACTAGTGCAACATATTCACTTGAACCAATAAAATCGTTGAAATCTTCTGGATAGTTTAATTGAATGTGATTTAGTAAAGCAGTTCTTAGGCTTTCAAAGTCGTAGGCCTTGAAGTCTGCGTTTACTAGATAACGATAATTGTTAAGCCAGCTTTCGGCTGCGTTTAACTGTCCTAGGCGTCGTGTCTGGCTCATACTGTATTTGTTCCTTTATCGTATACCAATGGTAATGTTATTATTTCATCTGATGGCAAATATGTCACTGTAACTTCAATGTTAAGTGCATTTGGCCCTTCGCTTATTTCTACTTTTTGTAACAACCAGCGAGGGTCGCTTTTGATAATTGTGCGTACATCTTGATCAATTAAATTGATTGTGTAATCATCAAGCGGTTCAAAAAGCATGTCCCATACTATGCTGCCAAAAGTAGGCATCATAATACGCTCGCCTTTGCGAGTATTGAAATGATTCAGTAGGTCTTGTTTTGCAAGAGAAAGATCGTGTAGGACCGGATTTAAAAAAGTGGTTCCAATCGAACTATAACCGCGAAATTTTGATGTATACGTTGGCATACACCTATTTACCAGTAAGGAATAAAGCGGGTTATATCTTTATGCCTGTGAGGCTGGTGCAGGGGCACTGGGAGGGTAATTTCCGCCAGTGTGCGGTGCTCCGTACTTGTCTCGTAGCTGTGCAGGTGTTAAATTACTTCCGTATGGTACTTTACCAGTGTTTAAATAAGAACTTCTTTCCCACTGTCCAAATTGTGTAGGTGTTGGCTTTGTATAAGAAGCTTCGCTTTTATTACCTGTTTGTGGACCATTACCCAAAGTTCCTGGCCACGGAGTATCTGGATTTCGTGCTTTGTTGTTTCGAATAGCAGCTTCGTCTGCTTTGACACCAGCGTTCATTTGTTTTATTGGATCGCCAGATTTTGAGTCTCCGTTTTGTTTTCCGGTCATGGCATAGGACGCTTCATTATTTCTTTGGCCTGAACTGTTTGAATATTTGCCATTTGCCCAAATACGTGCTATATCTTCATTGGTTGGCTTGCCGTCTGCGCTACGTGCGCCACTGGCCACTAATTCTTTGGCCATGCCATTTGCTGCGCTTGGATTTCCATATGCCGCAATAATAAGAGCATCAATGTGCGCTTGAGTAATACACACTTCCTTGCCGGCAGCGGCTTTTTCTTTTGCCAATGTATTGACAACTCCTGGCGTTATATGACGATCAATGATTTGTCGGCTGGCCAAACGTGCTTCAGCTTCGCTTGGTCCTGCCAGTAAGGCCTGCTTTAAGTTGGCATCAATTTTGCTTGCAGGGTTACCAGGACCAAAAATATCTACTCGAGTACCATACCCCACTGAGTATCCTTGGAAATCGCTGTACATCATACCACGATATGCTTCTCTACTGAGTAACATTGAAAAAGCTTCGTCGCTTAATTTATTTTGTGTAACATCTGGTACGCATGCAATTGCATCTGTATTTTCTGGAGGTGGTTTATCCTCATAACTTTCTGGTGCTGGTGTAATTGTAGGATCTTCAATAGGTGCAGCTCCTGTAATTACTGTGGGTTGTTCGCCACCCTTACTAACGTGACCACCGTATGGCTCTGCTTCAGGCACACGACCTGCAATACTTTTACCAACTGTGGTGTTTGTTACCAAATTGTTTGGCGATGGTAATGTTGCACGTTCAGCAGGCGGACCGTTTAAGTCAATACGCTGACCAGTCATTTTAAATTGACTATCAGCAAGAATGTTCATATTTTGCCCTGTGCTTAACTTCATTCCGTTGGTGCCAGTTGCGTTAAATACTTCGCATGCTTCTAATTCAAAGTTGTTTGCGGCAGCAGCGTTGATATTGTTGCCAGCATCCATGTTGATGTTATTGCCAGCACGAAGGTTAATACTTTCTTCGGCGTTGACACTAAACGAGCCACCAGCATACACATCAACGTTACCTTCTTTGTCTAATTGCATCCAAGCATTGCCCGTGGCATTGATAAAATAGATAAAGCCTTCATCGTTGTCCATGATAAATGTGTTGCCACTGGCAGTACGTAATCTAATTTGACCGTTCTTAAACTTTTCACCGTCATCCATTACAAACTGATGTTGTCCAGGTGTCAGTACACCATACGCTAAACCAGTGTGCTTTTCTTTATTTCTAAAAGGTCCACCATTGATATGACCACGACGTAGGTCTTTTTCAAGCCCTTGTCGTCTAATAACATTGTTTAAAGGATGCTTGGGTCTGCGTTCTACATCCGGGTCATCAGTATTGTATCTATTGCGTTCAGCTAAAGGAGTTGTTTCACCGTCATGTGTAGTGCCCGATGCCACTGCTGGCAGTGCATGTGTGTGGCCATCATGCGGCAAACATGCCCACCAAATTCCTTGATGCAACTCGCCATTGATAAAACTGCAAATAACTTGTACATTCAAGTCTGGTGGCACCATCCACATGCCATAGCTTTGATTTGTTTGTGCATACTTGGTTGCGTCTTTGGCCTGTGACTCGTCTTTGGTATTGGTAGCCCCAGCAAAAGGTGGGCAATAACGAACTGTAAACCATCCTTGTTTATTTGATTCTTGAGAACCACTCAGTTGCGGAATCCATACACGCAATCTACCCAGGCCGTCTGGATCAATGTTATCTTTTATCTTGCCAAGAAACACGCCTTGCATTTTACTGCCGACTGCTGTTGTTCCTCCTGATGCACTGCCGTTTGTATTTGATTTCATTGCTTAACCTTTATTTTGTTGTCCCGGCATTGTTAGGACCTTTAGATGATGCATTACCAGATGCTTTGTTGCTGCTGGATGATGCAGGTGGTTTTGTTTTTCCTGTCCATGGGTTTGAAAGTGTTTCTCTTGCACATTCTAAGTGGGTAGTAAATTTACCTTTGACAAATTTATTTGTTAATTTTATTGTGTTGTACACGCCACTGATTGCATCAGATTCTCGCAATGCCATTTTATCCTGTGAGTCTATTGTAGCTGACGGCACTTGTGCTTCGAAATAGATAAACGGCAACCATGTATGTGTTGCAGTCTTCTTTCTCTTTTCAGCCATTTGATCTTCTGTCAACTGTTCTTTTTCATATTCCCATACATCTTCTTCCCAAGGCGGATTGCCAGGAGTTCCAGGAATTTGCATTAGCCAGTATGGGTCACCAACCACTTCAAGTTCAAGTTTTACCATTTCACCACTGCCAGACAAGTTTGAACCAATCTGTCTATAGATGCTATACTCATTTGCATTTTCGTCAGACAGAGCACCCTGTTGGCTTTGCTGATTAATGCCCACGTTCATATGATAAAACTGTGGCATGTGCGGATACCAACCCGGCTTTGGTTGAATTTTACCAGTGGCTTTGTCAAACTCTGCGTCTTCTGCGTATGTTGCAGCCACACGCTGTGTTACAACGCCTACTGATCTAGCATCTGTACAGGCAATTGCTTTTGCATCTTTTTTAGCAGGAGATTTTTCTTTTGCTGTTGCAGCTGTGGCCACTGGTGCAATAGGCTTACCAGATTCTGAGCTTACCCAAATTGGTCGTACGTTACGCCACATATAATCAAGTTTAATGCTGGTATTGATAACTTCAGAGTTTTCGCCGGTATAGATCCATTTATATACTTTACGAAGTAGACCTTTTTTAATCCAATTGTCAACACGTTTGTTTCTTTGTGCAGGATCTTGTGCATCAACATATTCTTGTGGACTGATTACGTTTCTTGCATCTTCTTTTGTTGTGATGAAAAAGTGTATTTCTTTAGCAGAACTTCCTAACTTTGCATCAAATGCATAATCTTTATTTTGTTCAACATCTTTGGATCCTGGAATCACCACAACGTTTTTAGGAACTATTTCTAACTTGCCAGGTTTGGTGTCAGGGCTATTGTAATCTTTCTTTTCAGGAATACGATGTAAATGTTTCAATAGTTCTTCACTGTTGGCCAATGCGCCCAGAATAAATTCTTGTATTTTCTGTCCAGGCTTGCCTTGCATCTCACCTCGACCAATCAACCAGGAGAATGTTTGTCTTGACCAAAATCCACTTTTTAATTTTAAATTTTTAATGTCTTTGTGCGCGGTGATAACATACTTGTGAGGAATACAACGAATATTGGCCTTAACGTGTTCTTCTTCTCTTTTGTTGAGCGCATCTGCTAATTCTTTACAAAAACTTCCAACATTATCTGGTGAACCTACCATTCTAAAACCATCTTCAAGTGTGGTGTAATCAGTCATCAAGGCTTGGCCAGCAGCCGAAATAAACTCAAAGTCGTATATGCTGCCCTTGTAGTCAAGTTGCATGTGCAATTGATTTAGTCTAATATACCAACGAAAGATCAGCTCTTCTCCTTGCCAGCCTTTGCATATTTCAGGTTGGTCAGTTTCAGTATTGTAGCCGGTGAAAGAAATTTCAAATAGATAAACACCGTCATTGCTTTTATAACCCAAGTCAAGTGCTGCCAAACTAATCTGCTCAATCAAACGTCCACCAATGGGTTCAACAACTTTGCCCTTAAAATTAATTGGAAGTTGTGTTACATAGTTGCCAGTTTTATTGCCAGCACCAACACACTCCATGGTCATTTCTTCAAGATAAACTGATCCTGCTCCGCCAGTCTCCCAAATAACAATACCTTTTTTGTAATCATAGCTTCTGTCAAGTCTTGACTTTGTTGCCTCAACTGACGACATCATTGTTAAACGAGTGTTGTAAGTTGCATTACGATAATTTTGTAAAGGGTTATAATGAATTTCCGGCAAGCCAATGTCATCGTTGTAGGTTGGTTTATCAGCCATTATATTACTCCGGAAATATCTGATTTGCTTAGTACGCGAAGTACCATGCCTGCTTTTAGATTTCTAATAGGATCTCGAAGTTGATTGCGATTGATTAAAGCTATTACCCACCAGTAGTTGCTGTTACCATATAATGAGTAACTTAACAAGTCAGGACGATGTTGAAACTTAGGCTCTACAACAATTGTTTCAACTTTTTTTCCATAAACAATGTCTTCTGCTTTTGGCAACTTGGCCAAATCAAGATAAAAATCTGTAATTGGTGTGTCTGCGTACTGGTTTTTTCCTGTGGTTGCCATATTAGATGTATCCGTTTCCTAGTAATTTGCCAGTGTAAAAATTCTCAAGAGTATATTCTTTAACTGCTTCAACTGCATTGATTTGAACAATCAAGCTAACTGACATTTCAAACAGCACAGGCACACTTTGTTTTCCATTGAACATGTCAACTGTGATATAGTCAACATCGTTTGGGTAATCGTATTGAAACGTTTTTACAACCACTGGTGTATTTGAGTACAAGCCATGTGCATTTAAACGTCCAATAGGTGGTGGTGTGCCTTTGTTTTTATCTTCGCGTCCGTAAAACATGCTGGTAGCAGAACGTAGCAAATGAATTGCATTTAATGTGGCCGTAGCTTCTTCTACTGTTCTACAAAACCAAGGACCACTGACAGTGATTGTTGGTGTTGTACGATTGCCAAATGCACTTGGCTGATAGTTGGTGTGTTGTAATTCCCAAGTGCTGTAGTTTACTTCGATTGATTGATTAATCTTGGGAGTACTTGGCCAAGTAAGGATGTGCTTTGCACTAGGTCCTTTGTAAGTGCTTGAACGTATATCGTTTTCACCAGTCTTGCGACCACTTGCATCAGTTGTTCCCATTTCGGCAAATGCTTTAAATTCAATAGTGACTTTGTTATCTAAATTTGCCACGGCATTATCCTAACTTGGCATCAAAGATGCGTTTAATCTTTTCAATCACAGCTCCACCATTTGGATATAGTTCGTGCAGTATTGCTGTACGACCTTCATCGTCGGCGGCTTTGTACAAGTTTCTGATTTGACTTGCACTGTTGATTGACTGGCCTGCAATGCTGAACTGTACATCACGCACAGGGTAAATGTAAGCATGTCCAGCACGAGTACCATCAGCATTTTTAGCGTTGCTGAATGGCTGTAAATTTTTACCAGTGTATGGTTGGAAATAACTGGGACTGCCGTCCTTTAATGGCTTGAACGCAAAGCGTGGATCTTCTGTCATGTCCTTTTGGCCTACGCCAAAAATCATAACATCTCGATCTGGATCCAGACCCAATTTACTTGGCAAGTTCACTGGTGCATATGGTACTGTTTCTTCCACAATGTTCTTTTTTGGTACGCCTGCGGCCTGCATCATCACTGACTTTTCTGCAAACGTAAACGGACTCTTTTCTGGTTCAACCTTGCCACTGGTTGTAATGTAAGTATTGTTAATGCCAAACTTGTTCGCGAGTTCACGAAACACTTCAGCATGTCCATGGTGGAAAGGGTGGAAGCGTCCTGCGTACACAGCAATAACTCGGGAATTTAGCTCATTGATCTTCATTAAAAGTTTCTCCATACCTATTTACCGTTTCTATAAAGTAGGTATATTACCGTTGACAATGGCTACAACTTTATGCTATACTTGATGTAAGGAGACCCCAACGTGTCAGAAAAAACAACAACAATTTACCTAAAGAACAAAGACATTCTTGCTGCAATCCATGCCAGTAAAATGAGTTACTGTTGGAAAGAAAGCCGAGATGTTGAGCAATACGATTACATTGTAACTGAATTAAAGAGCTTTCATAATCGCAAAACCAAAGCCTGTCCCGAAGGTGCTGTTAATTTAGCACGTGAAGCTCGAGCAGCCAGGATGCAAACTGCTGCTTATCAAGCAGCCATTGCAGAATGGGAAGCCAACAATGGCAAAGCCAGTACCAAGCCTAAACAGGATCAATTTGAAGTGAATCCTAAAAAGATTCCAGTCACTGACTTGGTTGTTCGCATGATGACATTTGAACACATTCCGTTAGAGCCAGGCCGTAAAAATAATCCCAAGAGCATTGCTGATCATCGATCCAAAGTAAACTTTCCGCCATTCAAGCACTTTGTTCAAAATGAAGATGGTGCCTGGCGTGAAGTGTTGCGCAGTCACTGGAAAGGTGATTTAGAAACAGGAGAGTTCTGTGTTGATCATGGCAATATCACCAATCGTTTAGGTGCTATGTTCTTAAAGTTGTGCGAGCGTTATAGCTTACGAAGCAACTGGCGTGGTTATAGCTATGTAGACGAAATGCGTGGTCAGGCCCTGATTCAGCTGACACAAATTGCCTTACAGTTTGACGAAGGCAAAAGTCAAAACCCATTTGCTTATTATACCGCCGCAGTTACAAACTCATTTACTCGAGTACTCAACGTAGAAAAACGTCAACGTGATATCCGTGATGACATGTTGTGTGACTCAGGACAAATGCCATCATGGACTCGACAGATGGAAAGTCAACAAGCTCACTTGGAAGGTATTGAAAGATTCAATGCACTCAAAGAATCCGAAGCATTGGCTGAACTTGAAGCAGAACCAGAAATTCCAACCACTGAAGTTGATGTTAATACAGACATTGATATTGATGCAGACATTGAAGTGTCTGAAATTATTTTAGAGGACAGCGAGGAAGCATAATGAATCCATTCCGTGACCAAGAAAAATTTATGAAGGCCTGTGACCAAAGTGTAGAAGGTTTCAACCAAGAACAGTTTAGATTGTATGTTAATTTGATCAAAGAAGAACACACTGAACTTATTGAGGCAATCAATAACTACGACGAAGTTGAAACATTAGATGCGCTGATTGATATATTGGTTGTTAGCATTGGTGCTATACATAGTATGGGTGCTGATGGTGAAGGTGCATGGAAAGAAGTTATGCACACTAACTTTGCCAAAATTGATAAAGACACTGGTAAAGTTCGTAAACGTGAAGATGGTAAGGTTCTAAAGCCACTAGGCTGGAAAGCACCAGAGCTTGCACAATTCTTAAAAAAGGAGTAACTATGAAACATCCTGACAGTTTAAAACGTCATATTGATCACTTAGAGATTCATCATAATAATCTCGAAAAACAACTGTTGATCCTGGAGGAACAACATCAAAACGATACTCCAGTTGCCCAAACTCTTAAGAAACGAAAACTTTTCATCAAAGATGAGCTGGTTCGCTGTAGACATACACTTGCAGAAATGCTATAATAGTTGATGACTCAATCCTTTAAAAAAGCTGTTTGCTTTACAGACATTCATTTTGGACTACGTAACAACAGCCGCAGCCATAACAATGACTGTGAAAACTTTATCAAGTGGATGGTAGAAGAAGCCAAGAAGGAAGGTGCTGAAACATGCATCTTTCTTGGCGACTGGCACAACAACAGATCCACTGTTAACGTTAGCACACTTAATTATACAACGTCCAACGTCAAGTACTTGTCAGAACACTTTGAAAAGGTATACTTGATTATGGGCAACCATGATTTGGCGTATCGTGAAAAGCGTGAGATCAACTCACTGCCGTTTGCCAAGCACTTGGACAATGTTGTCCTAGTTGACGAACAGTTGACAGTGGGTGACATGACAATCATTCCTTGGCTGGTAGGTGACGAGTGGACTAAAATGGCCAAGCTGAAAAGTCGTTATGTGTTTGGTCACTTTGAATTGCCGCACTTTAAAATGAATGCCATGGTAGAAATGCCGGATCATGGTGGACTCAATGCTGGACACTTTCCCAATCAAGAATTGGTGTTCTCAGGACACTTTCACAAGCGTCAACGCAAAGGCAACATCATTTACATGGGCAATTGCTTTCCACACAACTATGCTGATGCATGGGATGACGAACGTGGCTGTATGTTTTTAGAGCATGGCGGAGAACCAGAATTTAGAACTTGGCCAAGCGCACCTAAGTTTAAGACGCTTACACTAACACAGGCCATTGACCGTCATGCCGAACTGTTTGACGAGCAGACCTTTGCTCGTATCACCATTGATGTAGACATCAGCTACGAAGAAGCCACGTACATCAAAGAACAGTGGGCAGAAACGTATAATATGCGTGAGCTGGCTCTTGTACCAGGCAAGAAGGAAGAACATGCGAACGAATGGCAAGGCGGCGAGATTCAATTTGAATCTGTAGATGCTATTGTATTAAATCAGATTCAGGCCATTGATTCTGATGTGATTGATAGACAAATTCTTGTACAAATTTACCAAGGACTAACAGTTTGATCAAGTTTAACAATTTAACAATTAAAAACTTTATGAGCGTGGGCAATGTGACCCAGGCTCTTCGTATGAATCAACATGGCTTGACTCTTGTGCTGGGTAACAACTTGGACTTGGGCGGTGATGGTGCTCGTAACGGTGTAGGTAAAACTACAATGGTCAATGCACTCAGCTATGCCATCTACGGCAATGCACTTACAAATATCCGTAAGGAAAACTTGATCAATAAAACCAACGCCAAGAACATGTTGGTCACAGTGGAATTTGAAAAGAATGGTAACCGGTACACTATTGAACGTGGTCGTAAACCTAACCTGTTGCGTTTTTTAGTTGACGATCAAGAAGTAAACGAATCTGGCACTGATGAGGGTCAAGGTGAGAATCGCGAAACACAAAAAGCAATTGAGCATGTGATTGGTATGAGTGCTGAAATGTTCAAACACCTTGTAGCACTGAACACTTATACACAGCCTTTTTTGAGTCTCAAGAGTGGCGAGCAACGTGACATCATTGAAGAACTGTTGGGCATTACTCAGTTAAGTGAAAAGGCTGAAATACTTCGCGAACACATTAAGAAAAGCAAAGACGATATCAAGGATGAGGAATCACGCATCAAGGCCTTGCAAGAAAGCAATGCTCGTGTTCAAACCAGTATTGATGATTTAGAGCGCCGTAGTCGTGTTTGGTCTACCAAGAAAGATTCTGATGTAGCATCCTTTATGGCAGCTATCACAGAATTAGAAAATACTGACATTGAAGCAGAATTGGAATCTCATCGTGCTGTAGCTCTTTACAAAGAAAATGAAAACCGTCTAAAGTTAGCCAACAAAGAACTGGCCACTAGACAAAGCAATGTAAAGAAACTGCAAGATGCATTGAGTCTTGCACAAAAGAGCCTGGCTTCTATTAAAGCTCACCAATGTCCCAGTTGTGGACAAGATGTGCATGATGAACGGCATGACCAAATGGCCGCTGATGCACAAGCTGCTGTGGATCTAACAGTTAATGCACTAAAGGAAGAGCATAGTTATTTGGCTCAAGCAGACATGGCTGTTCGAAGCATTGGCCTACTAGGTGATCGTCCTAAAACCAAATATCAGGATGTAGCTGATGCGGCCGCACATAAGAACAACTTGGAAAACATCCGTAAGCAACTTGATTTAAAGGCTCAAGAAGAAGATCCTTATCAAGAACAAATTGAAGCCATGCGTAATACCGCACTAGCTCTGGTCAGCTGGGATGAAATTAACAGAGTAAGTAAACTGCTCGAACACCAAGAGTTTTTGTTAAAGTTGTTGACCAGCAAGGACTCATTTGTGCGAAAGCGAATTATTGAACAAAACTTGGCATATTTGAATTATAGATTGAGTTACTATTTGGACAAGTTGCAACTGCCACATCAGGTTACATTTAAAAGTGATTTGGAAGTAGACATTAGCCAATTAGGACAAAGTTTTGATTTTGATAATCTAAGTCGAGGCGAACGAAATCGTTTAATTCTAGCATTGAGCTGGAGTTTTAGGGATGTGTATGAGAGTTTCACAGAGCCAATGAACTTGATGTTTATCGACGAACTGGTTGACTCTGGTATGGATAGTGTGGGTATCGAACACTCTATGTCAGTGTTAAAGTCCATGGGACGTGAGATGAATCGTAATATTTTCTTAATCTCTCATAGAGATGAACTAGCAAGTAGAGTCAACAATGTGCTCATGGTAGTTAAAGAAAATGGATTCACTATGCTGGAAGCGGATACACAGGTTATTGAAAATTAAAGGAACATTATGACAAATCATGAAATTTTATTAGAACAGTTTGAAGCGTACAAGGCTGAAAACGAAAAATTTGCAGGCAAAGGTGTTAAGGCCGCAGCCGCTCGTGCTCGTAAAGCACTACAGGAAATGAGCAAAGCTATCAAAGAACGCCGTAAAGAGATTACTGCCGAGAAAGAAGCTTTGTCTGCACCCAAGTAATGTGGTTTTACAACGATGCTGTTGTAGAAACGTTACCTGAAGATTGTGTTGGGTTTGTGTATCTTATAACAAACCTGACCAACAACCGAAAGTATGTGGGGAAGAAACTGGCAAAGTTTAGTAAAACCACATACAAGACTGTAAAGTTAAAAAACGGCACCAAGAAGAAAAAGAAGATCCGAGGCAAAATTGATTCGGATTGGCAAATATATTATGGCTCAAGCGTAGAACTTTTGGCAGACATAGCTCAACTAGGCACAGATAAATTTAAAAGAGAGATACTGCATTATTGCAATGCAAAAGCAGTATGCTCGTATATTGAAGCGAAAGAACAATTTGATAGAAAAGTATTAGAATCCGTAGACTACTACAACGGCATTATCTCACTCAAAGTACATAAAAACCATATCAAAGATAAACTTTAACTACATCGTTAACTCATCTGTCAAACAGATAAATCCTTATACTCTCTGCGTAAACCGCAAACTCCCCCAGACTCATTTACTACTGATAGGCTTGTGCAGCCAGTTATTTTGCACCCATAAAACCTGGCCCTAGGGTGGCGCAGGGGAAGGAACTTCCGATGCAGTAGCGGAGACTCGGCACCACTATCCTTCACAGGACGCAATTCATGGTATGAAAAGAATTGGTGCAAGTATCGTACTACCAAAAAGAGTAGGCTCTGTTGACAATTACATCCTACATACAGTATCAGTTATTTCAATTAGGTTGATACAGTAGCGTCATAATAAGATAAGCGTAAAAAGGTACAGCGTGACCGCCTTAGCTAGAAATAGTTGCTTTAGTTGAATGTGGCATTGGACTTCGGGTCAAGTGTTAATCTTAGCCGGTAAAACGGCTAAGTGTGACTGAAGCATCAGGTCAAGTAATCAATATGTAGTTCATTTAGTAAGAAACCTAACTACAATCATATAAAATCGTGTTAAATCTAAAAAAATAGGTTTACAGTAAAGTGAATGAGTTGAGCGAAGCGATACGAAATTCAAGAGCGAAGTATTCGCTCTACCAATATACTTTACAAATGAACATCAACGACGAGCAATACCCTTTTTGCCGTACATGGTATCTGTGTGCTCTTTGATAACTTCACTTAGTACTACTCGTTCCTGGTAAGTCATGTTCCATATTTCAGATGGGCTGATATTACCCCAAACACTCAACATAGAAACTTCTTTGATTACGGCTCTTGATTCGTTTTCAATGCCCTCGATAAAGCGTCGAATCTTTGCTCTATCAAGTCCTAGATTCAAGAGCCTACGTTGAAAAAACTTGTAGGATCAAACAGCATGTCTGTTGTAAATTTTGTCTTACAATGATCACACTCTACTTCAAGTGTGCGAGTAATACCAAACTTTGCAAATGCTTTGATTTCTTCGTCTAGTCTTTCATTGCTGGCACGATCTAAGTTTTTAACCCACTCATGGATGTGTGCAAAGTTTGTTACTTCAACTCCGTCTGGCAGTGTAACTGAAATGATACTTTGTGCTAGAATATCCTGGCTCAGTACAACCAGCTGATCATAACCTTTATTGGCAATGTCTGCTTTTTGTTCAATGGTAGAATTTTCATTGGCCTCAGCACCTTGCAATTGACGCATGGTGTTGAACTGTACACGAAGCAACCGACTTTGTGCTTCTAATGTGTATGGACGCAGTTGGACAACAACTCCATTGGCCAATGTTACAGTGCCCAATGATTCTGGAATTACTTTCAGTGTTGACAACACACTGCCCAAACCAACTGTGACTCTTTGTGATTTACCACCACTTTCTTCACATCCGTGATTGACATCAATTTCCATATCATCACCATAACTGGTCATACGCATGGCAACCAAGATAGCATCAATGTCTGGAGCTGGAATTTCACTCACGTCACGAATATCAGGACATACAGAACCAATAACTTGCTTTAGTGCTTCGCCGTTTAACAGCGCATCTGGGTTTTTAAGAGCAAGTTCGTCTTTGGCTGTCATTGGGTAAACTGCCAATTCATTGGTATCGCTGAGCTTTGGTGCCAGCTTGTAAAAACGACCTCCACTGGGCAGTTCAATATAAGTGCCGGGCTTTCGGTAATATTGAGCCAATGGGTTTGTTGCCGGCTGCTTAATTGGCTGTTTTAGTGGGTTTGAGTTATCCATGTAGTTAATCCTTTGCGGTAAATAGGTGTAATAGAACCTATATCATAATTGTATTTATGTGGCGTTTTAATGGCTAAAGGACCGTATTTTACCAAATGGCAGA